TCTGCCGCGAAGTCGGCATAGTTGCACGTGTCCCAGGTATGATTCTCCTTGAACCCCTCCTTCTTTTCCCATACTACAATCTCATGTCCTGTCCGGCCGCGCTTGACCCGCTGACATTCGCTCGCCAACTGTCTCAAAATATCTATCGGCAGATTATCCGGCAGGTGCATATAGCCGGGTCCCGGCTGCTTGTCCTTATCGTAAAGCGATTGCCATAACCGGTCCTTGCCGTTATCAACGTTCAGATCGTAGCGATGCAGAGCCTTACCTATAACATCCCGCCGCTTGTACGGCATATTGTGCATCCTGTCCCGGCCGTAACCCATAACCGGTATAACAGTCCCTTCCGGAAACTTCAGGCAGAAGTCATAGACAACAGTGCTCTCCTCATCCCGCTCCGCCCGCTGATACCGGCAGTCAACAGCCGCCTTCATCGCATAATAAGCAACCGTTTTTTCATCTTTACTTAACCACTGACTTCTAATGTATCGCTCGACAATGTCCCAGTTCTCGGCCTTGCCGGTGTGACCGGTCTCAAGACGCTGGGCGTTTATCAGCCAGCTTTCGTTCCTGAAGCCATAGCCTTTCGTAGAAACCATGACATAATCGATCTGAACATCGATGCCGTGACATATCATCTGGACTTTACGAGGAACTTCACCCATTTTATAATCACTTATATGCGATTGGAGCTGCGTTAAAGATGTCTCACGCTCCCTTTCTTCCCACGCGCGGGCATTCTGATTATTCCAAAAATTACGGTAGGGTAATATATTGCCCTGCTTACGCTGTGTAATCGACATCGCGAACTCGGCAGCCAGAGTATCTACAGTTGTAAACATCGGGTCAACAAGTACGCTCGGTATAGTTATCGCTTTATGAGTAGCATTCTGATCGTAATCGCCAACAATCTCCCCATCGGTACCAATCGAACATCCTTCAGGACACGCCCGGCAGCCTGAGACGGCGGCCTTTCGTTCAAGCTCCGACCATAAACTCTTGCACGCCGGGCATTGATACCAGGCGTGACGGCCGCGGCCATGACCTTTTTTATATTCCGATGATTTTAAAAACTCTTTATCTTTGGTCTTTTCCATAAAAACATTTTCATACGTGCCCTCGTGAAAAACTCCACAATCCGGGCAGGGGATATGTATCGTCCATTTCTGGCAGGCCTCAAAGTTTCTGTCCGCTAAATCACCTTTATTTTTTGGTGAAGTGACGTAAAACTGTTTTGAGACCGTTTCATAAGTTCTTGTGCGGTTGCCTAAAAGCGATATCGCATCGGTATCGTCCTTGACATCCTGTACCCATGCGCTGACCTCATCACCGCCGATATAACGGGCCGGATCGTCCGACAGGGTAATCGGGCTTGTCGGCCAAGCCAATATGAGCTGCATATTATCAAGGTCCGTAGGCTCGCCGATTAAAAGATTCCGGATGTCACCGCCCAGGTGCCGAAGGATTCGAGGCGAATTCTCGAACGCCGGCTTGAGTCTTTTGATTCTCTTTTTAGCGACCTTCTCGTCAGGCAGTACAATCTTCATCGGCCCGGGGTCAATATCTATGCAATATCCCATCCAGCCGCCGAATATGGTCGATTTCCCCGATTGTGTGCAGGCATAGACCCAGATCACCCGCGTAGTCGTATCGCATAGCCAGTCTATAACGCATTTCCAGTACGGAGTCACCGCCAGCCGCCATGCGCCCTTTATCCTCGATGATTTTTCAGGCAGGATATAAAACTTCTGCATCCAATCAAGAAGATGCTGCTTCTTACGCGGAGCCAGAACCTCAAGCACCTCTTCCGGCATCGGCATTGGCTTGAAATAGTCAAGGACAGGATTTTGAATTTCTGTTTTCATTTATTAGCTACAGAGGACACAATTTTTTTTTAAGCCGAATATTTTCTTCTTTTAATTCAATATTTTCTTTTTTAAGTTTTTCAAATTTCTTTTCCAATTTATACAGAACCCATAATTTATATAAATTTGAACATAAATAATACGGTGCCATTAATATTGCTCTTATCATAATTTATCCTTTCCAAAATCCGTGTTAATCCGCCTACGGCGGACAAGTCCGTGAAATCTGTGTCTAAATTTTCTCTGTGTTCTCTGTGGCTGATTTTTCTGTTTCCTGTATTCTGTATTCTGTATTCTTTGGTTTCAATATATCAAATAATTCATTCAGTTTTTCCCCCGCTTCACTATCCAGCTTCAATTCAGCCGGTACATGCTGCAATTTTGCCATTACCTCGTCCCTGAAATCCTCTAACCGTGCAACAATTTCCTCCCTCGGCTGGCTGAATACACGATTCGCTAAATCCGTTATACCATTAAAACTATTCACAACATTCTGCATCATTGTCACCTGAAATCCGAGCACCGCTCCGCGTTCGAGCAATTCGCCGCGGTCCTGTTCAAGCTTAAGCTCCTCACGTTTTGTTTTGACGGCCTGGAACGGATTCAGGGGACTGACGGCGGAATTGCCGCGGGTTGCCTTTTTTAATATATAATCCTCAAACCATTGCAAGGCACTATGCAAATCGAAAGTGCCATCCTTATTCTGCATCAGGCCTTTTTGGGTTTGCCATTCATAAACCGTCTGCCGTGTCACCCCGAACAATTCGGCCATCTGGTTTGTGGATATGCGATTGAAATTGGCCGATCCGCTCTCACCCGTTTCTTTCTGGCGGTCGATAGTCCACTTATCAAGCAGCTCTATCGCCTTGACATTGCCCTCACCCGCTGCCTTGCGAAGGTTCTCGCGGTTATCTATCGCGGCGTTCACCCGCGCCGATTCCCAAATCTCGTTTGCCTCTCTGTCCTTATCTAAAAAGTTTCGCAAGTCCTGGGCAGTCTGAAACTGAGTAAATCCCAAATCCTTTAATCGGCGGGCAGCTTCATATATCAAACAGTTCGGGGCCGTTTTTGAAAGCGTCCGCAGCAAACGCCCGCGGTCAAAGGCCGCCCTCAGCTTCGGATGCCTCTCAAAATATTTTGATAAATTCTGCTTGAAGGCGGCAGCATTATCGGCCTCGGCAATATCGGCATATTCAAACCCCATCCGCTGACACTCGGCCATGGTAAGAGTGTTCAGCGTGGAGCGTTTAGCATTCAGATATTTACTATTCGCTGTACGCTGTACGCTTTTTTCTGATTTATCTTTTTCCGGCTTCCCTGCCATTTCATAAACTCTCAATTCTTCAAGTTCGGCTGCCGACAAACCCTTTTATTTTTTCGCTATCCGTACATGTGTTAAACCCTTTTTCTTTAAGGATGTCCATTTCCTTATTAATTCTCTTATCTTGATATTCAAAATTTTTTGTTTTCATCTCCGCAGCTTTTAACTGGTTTAACTTAAACTTCTTTATTCCCGGCTGTTCCATGATTTTCTTTAACCTCTTCAATCTTTACATGCTGTATAACTTCATCCCAGTTGAGATTCAGAATCGGCCCCGTGTCAATGGTGCTGTAGTAAATAGTCACCGGTTTTTCTAGGGGAATATCTATAATCACCCTGGTAATTTTAGTCGGAAGTTTTTTAGCCAATGCCTTTCCGAGTTCGGTATCAAACCAAAACTGACACCCTGTCATCATATTCATATTCAACCTCGTAAATTCCCAATTGTCCCTTGACCTCGAATGGCTTTATCGGCCTGATATCATCGAGCACCCAGGCGAAAGCACCCGGGTAAATCTCACATCGAGCAACGGCCTCATCAGCTTTTGTCATTTTGCGGCAATCGATTAATCTGGCGATGCACAATGCCTTGCCCACCGGCAGCCCCGGAATCTTCGGAGATTTCGATGCGACAATCAGAATGTCACCTCGGTACTTCGTAAACCATTTTCGAGTTTCGATTTTCTTTTCGCCAGAAGCGATCATCGAAGCCCACGGTTGCCTGAGTGATATTGCTTTCATATTTAATCTTCGTAACGTTTAAGTTTTTTCTTCAAGTCCATTATTTTATCAAAATGTTTTGCCAATATCCTAGCCTGGATCGCTCGCGAATCTTGCAGCTTTTTAACATCAACGCCACTAATCAAAAACCAGTTTAAAAAGGGCAATTTCTTAATTTTAAAAAACACTTTGATAACGCTTTTTTCTGTTGTTTTTTGTTTCATTTTACACTCATAACTATTGGCTATCAGACAACTTATGTAAGTAAACCCAAAAAATAAAAATTTGAACCTACCCCTTTCCTGCGGTTCTTGTATC